TTCTTGCAGAACGATATATAGCTCTAAGAGCTGCTAAGATCGATTCACGAGCAGTCCTTGAACTTGTTTGCATAGCTGTGAAAGATTGTGTAAAGGAAGTTTGAGTGTGTCTAGAAGTAGAAGTTACTGCCCTATACACTTTACGAAGCTCTTGTAAGGTAACTTTGGAACCTTGTCGGGCACCTTGTGTCATACCCTGTTCCATAGATTTCTGTATTTCCTTACTGGCTTCTTGTACAGATTTAGTAGCTTCACGAAGACCTTGATTAAATCTTCCAATACGGAGGGAAAGGTCTGCATATATTCCACCAACGTCTTGCATAATATCCCTCCCCTCTCTACAGATTTATTTGGTCAATATACGCCATAGGTGGTTCTTCTTTCTTACTTTCTCTTCCTTGCGCGTAATCAGGACTGACCTCGAAGTGTACATTCAACAGTGCTAACAACTTTCGAGGTGTTGATCTCCAAAACTTGTGCTCAGACATGTTTAGGATGACTGTCCCTATATACATTAACAGAGGCCAGTCCCAACCATCGTCTACTTTTGCTCCTGGGTCTCCTGGTCGAAAGGGACTTCAGGTGCTTTACCAACTTTACCACGTCCTTGTCCCTTCTCCTCTTGTGGCAATGCTTCTGCGAGCGCTTTGCCTAGCTTCTCTGAGAAGTGAGGAAGGTCTTTAATATCTATCCATGCACCTACTTCCTTGAGAGAAAGCGTTGCGTTACCTCTCTCGTCCATGTTATCGTGTAAGAGACCTGCCCACACAATAGCACGTAATGCCTTGATGCTACCCTTATCCAGGGCTTTCATAGCATCTTCTACTCCGCCGAACAATTCCTCAAGCTCTGCGAATGAGTTGAGGTCAAACTTGAGACGACGCATTTCCCCTCCTAAGGAAAGGGTGGCGGTGCCCCCTTTGTTCTCCTTTACGTCTCGTACATTACTCACAATAATCACCTCATAATTGATATAAAACTAGGACCTAAGGTCGCCAGTTATATTACTTCTTGAACATCTACTTCTACAGTCTTCCACCAAGGTACTCCTGCCAACTTAACAGATAAGACGTGAACTCCAAGAGTACTTAAACCACCGGTAATAGTTAAATCCCCAGCACCAGCAGTAAGTGCTATGCTGTCGAAACCTGATAGATCTTCTCCACGATCACTAACAATAGTAATATCTGTAGCTCCTTCGAGATCATCTCCTGCAGAATCTACAGCATTAGTGATTTGAATATCGAAGTCAGCGTCTTCATTAGGAGTTGTATTGGACACATCGAGATCGAAGTTTGCTAAGTTGTTAATTAAGGTATTGACAGTAAACCAGTCAGCACCCATAGCTTCAGTGAAAGAAGCTTCGTCTTCGTCTCCTGATAGCATATACTTATCGTCAAAGTCCCTTAAAGTAAATGCCGCATTAATCGTAGGAGTTTGGAAGTCTACACTATCTCCACGAGTCTCATGGGATTCTTCTGGTACCATAAAACGACCTTTTAGAAGCCATGTGTAACGATAGCTTCCGTTGGACTTCAAGGCTTTCCATGCTAAAGCAACCCAAGGAGGTGAATCTGAAGATTTCTTAACTAACTTACCATCCTCATAGTCGTGTCCTAAAAGAGCTGCTTGCACAGGAAGTGGAAGATCTGCCATTACCAATTCTAACTCGATATCTCCAAGAGTCGTTGCTACTTCCATCGGTCCATCGTCAGCAAACAACGTCTCCGTCGAGGAGTTGGGATTGATGTTGGCAGTGATTGCTCCTATAATACGTTCAGGAGTACTATACGTAACACCATCGTCTACATCATCCTGAGTTAGAACAGCGTAGTACACATCTCTCAAACCAATTCTTACACCTCTAGGCATAGTTATCCTCCTTCCTTAAGAATAATGCAGTTGCTAACTCGCATCGATGGTAGCTTCTGTAAACCAGGCATTCTCTTCAGTTGTTCCGAAACCTTCCTCATCAGGGTCTCCAATGATCATATATTTGTCATCAAAATCCCTAAGAGTAAAGGCGGCATTAATGGTAGGAGTTTGAAAATCAACACTATCTCCTCTGGTTTCATGAGATTCCTCAGGAACCATAAACCTACCTTTAAGAAGCCATGTATACCGATAACTACCGTTTGACTTGAGCGCTTTAAAACCTAACGCTACCCAGTCAGGAGTATCACTGGACTTCTTGACAAGTTTACCATCTGCAAAAGTATGTCCAAGCAAAGCCGCCTGTACAGGTAAAGGAAGATCAGCCATTACTAATTCCAACTCAATATCCCCTAGAGTAGTAGCAACTTCCATTGGACCATCATCCGCGAAAAGGGTTTCAGTTGAAGAGTTAGGGTTTACATTAGCTGTAATAGCACCTATAATACGTACAGGAGCTTCATACGTTACACCAGTATCTACATCATCCTGTGTTAGTTTTGCATAGTACACATCTCTTAAACCAATCCTTACACCTCGTGGCATTTAAACGTCCTCCTTTCTTAATCACTCTTTGTTGTGAACGACACGTTAAATCCGTAGATTGCCCTGTCGTTCCTATCATTAAACAGTTTATGTGGTGTCTGCAAGCGTGTGATGATTCCCCATATATCATGATCTGGTCTCAGATCAACTACTCCTTCTTCGAAGAGTAAAGCGTTATATATTTCCCAAGCTTTAGCTCTCCCCCAATTAGGATCCTCCGTACTCCCTCGAGCAGTTATTTGAAACCTTCTTGCTGAACCTTCTCCATATGAAAAACCTCCGGGACCTGCATATTCCTGTAACGTAACAACTTGGTCAGGAGTATGGGGTCTAAAATCGCGGAAGGTATCTATTGCATCTCCTTCGACGATGTCTTCCGAGTCTAGATATTCAACTATATCTAACAATAGATCGCCCATCCCTTAACCTCCAATTGCTTGACGCACAGCTTTCGCCATTCGCTCGTAGAACTCCCGATGGTTCGCCGTTACAGCATTCTCCAAGAACTTTGCCTGTCCTGTAGGATGATGCACCATTAAATCCTCGTGCAGTTCATATACGTACTGCGAAGTAGGTTTACCAGTCTCAGGGTTTATCTGAGTACTTTCCGCATTAGAATACCCCACACGAACAGTAATACCTTGCATCGATACTTGAACATCTTCTTCAAAACGGGAACCTTTGGCGGCGCCTGTATCTACAGGAATAAAAGTATCTGAGATATCCATAACATATGAACCATACTCCGCAAGTTCTGTCTCACAGGATTCCATAACCCTTTCTCGAATCCTTTCTAGAGACATATCGAACTCTTTTATGCTATTTTTATCAATTTGCAGCACGGCTTTCATAGATTCACCACCACATAATGCAGCGCTCCCCTGTCGTCGTAGTAAGGGTGTATCGCTAGGATAGGAGGCTGCCTTCCATCTGGTAAGGTTATCCGATACTTATGCGCGTTCTTCGTGTCATTCAGCCCCACTTCGGCTGCCTCAGTACCAGAGATAAATATTGTGAGTGTGCTCACGACTTCCTCGCCGAAAATGTTGCGAATCATTTGGACATTGCCAGAGATATAGCATGCAACAGCCGTAGGATCGACAGGGAGTTCGTTCTCCATTTCATAGGTGATGGCTCCTCTGCCGTCCCTTTCCTGGACTTTTTCCACACTAATCTGATGATTCAGCACCTTTTTGATTTGGACGTCCACTGAGCACACCTCACGAATTAGACATTAGGTTTCTGCGAAAAGCCGCAGGGGTCTTAGGTTCTGTAAAGGATATCCCTTGACCTACTTTCATACGAAACTCTTCTGCAAGTTTCGCATAAGCATCTGCGCGCTGGGAGGCACTGACTGCTAAAGGTCCTAGACGATAATCTACCTGTCTAATGAACTTTCTGCGAATTATATCGCAAGCTAGAGAGGCAGCGCCGTATATATCATCTTTGTTAACAGATAATGCATACTCTATCTCAGCGTCCTGTAGCAACTGATCATCTTCATCAGTGTCCGATATCAGAAACCTGACTTTATCTAGATCACTGTTCTCTGGGTCGCCTGAATATGACCAAGTCATCAGATACCCTCCTAACTCTTAACCGCTTTCTTTTTGGTACTCTTCGGTTCTTCGACCTCAGGTTCTTCAGTTGCGACGGCGGTAACTCCTCTTTTTCTATCCATTGCTGGCTTGCGAAAAGTGTCCGCTACCGCCCTCAACAACTGTCCCCGAGATCTGTATTCTCCACTAGCCATTGCTTCGCGTATGCTTGCAAATGAACGTGGGTTCAGACTCATTTAAAACACTCCTTATTGCACGGCATCGGCGAAGAAAATACCCAAGTCTTGAGCGACGACCTGTAAGTCAAATGCCATTTCGCCCTCAATCCTTTCGGTACCTACGCCCAACATAGGCATTGGAATCCTCAGGATACGGTTACCGAAGGCACCTGCACCCATTAGACCGTTCCATGCAAAGGTATAACCAGCCGAAGGAGTCTTAAGTGCGGGACGCGGAGCAGCATATGCAAGAAGCGCGTGGTTACCGAGTAGGAAATCGGTAGCTTCGGTAGCTCCTTTATTTGCTGTATTCTGTACGGCCCAACCTACTATGATTCTTTCGACATCAAACAGCTGTGCAAGGATATCTGCGGTTACGTAACCTCTCTGGGTAAACACGATACGTCCTAAGATG